ACCAAGGAAGATGCCGACAGTCCCAGTAGGGAACGGATTGGCGTTTGTGCCAACAACAGTTACCTTAACAATAGTGCCGTTGGCAGCTACTGCTACAAGGTCTCCGTTGGCGATAGCGGTATTGAACCCAGTGGTAATAGGCAATTGGCGTGTGGACCCAGAGAAGGGCCGACCGCCAATGGCATTAATAGGGCGCAAACCGTATGGGCTAGATGTAAGGGCCATTTTAGGCTCTCCTTCTATTACGATTTTGGTTCAATTGAACCTTTTCAAGCAAGTCAGGACTTGCCAAATGAGGTGCGCGAGGAACGCTCTGAATTTAACACAGGCATCCTCGGATCGGATTCGCGCATGAAGTTTCTATCCACTGATTCCATTTGAGTCTTTGCAGTGTATAGTTGACCTTCTTCACGATTGTTTGCTTTTTCAGTAGGAATGCTACACAGTAGCAAGCCACCAACTTCAACATTATCTTTGAACCTAGAATCTATGTCAGACATGATGTGAAGTTCAGGATACTCAGAAGCTAAAACAGGGGTGTAACCCTCTCTGAATCGAGATGACACGTTAGTATTGTCTGCATTACCCAATGTAGATGTGCGAACATAGCGGAACTCTAATCCATCTCTAGGTTCGGGGGTTGGCAACATACTTTGACGTGTCCACGGCTTTACACGCTCGGACATTTCGCGAGTTTCAGATTCCCGTGGTTTCTTTGATTCAGCCATTTCTTGACTCCTTGAGTGCTTGCGCTGCGTACTGTTCATTCGTTAGACCAAGCCTCTTAGCGAGGGACGCTTGAGATGGTGACAATGTCACCGTGCGTGATTTGTTTGTGCTACGGTTGGCAGGGGCAACCACGTTACCCGTTTTTCTGGACGTTACAACATTGCGTTTATTTTCTCCAGTATTAAATTTATCAGGAAACTGAGCCTTCATTGCATCGTCAATCTGGCTATAGTAATCATCACTACCAACAGTCACCCCGTTGGTTGCAAGCTCCTCATGAACTCCGAATGCGAAGCCTGTCATTCTTTTGTCAGGACCAAACCATTCATTTTTATCAGACCATTCTTTTGTTCTTTGATCTGGTTCTTGAACTACTTCCTGAGATGGTTGCAGTTTAAACTCTGAAGTTGGTCGTTGTTGAGGTTTCATCCTCTGAACACGATACTCTTCATTGCTTATAGCATTTAAAGTTTCTTGAGCTGCAATAATAGCATCTGAGTCACCAAGGTCGTAGGCTTCCTTGTATGCGGCCTTTGCTTGAGCCTTATCTGCTGTAATTCTGCGTTTTGCCTGATCAACTATAACGCCTTCACCTTGCTCCAGCGTTTTCTTTAATCGCTCATTCTCTTCATGAATTGTCTTGGCGTAATTAACCGCCTCTTCACGAATTTTAATGGCCTCTATCTTATGCCTTTCGGCTTCTTTGATATCAAAGGTCATTTTCTTAATGCGCTTTTGCACACCAGCGCTATACCCAGCTATTTCTGTTTCTGTGGGTATTTGAGATGAAACTTCCTCCGAAGTTTTGGGAGAATCAAAGTCTTCATCATCAGAGATTTCAACTTCAATTGAATCAGTATCTTCCAATGCACCTATTACTGTCTCGTTTTCACCTTCAAGGTCTAAAGCTTTATTGGTCATACTCTTGTATACCCCCGTGGGTCATCTACTACTGCTTCAACTGTGTCATCATTAATGATTCTGAACTCTTTGCCGTGAATTTTAAAACGGGTTCCTGAGTACGATCTAAAGATAACAAAGTCTCCTTCTTTACACCAAGGCCCATCTGGGAAACGACTTTTATCTGAATAAGCTGATTCACCAACTTTCATGACAAATCCAATGATGGACGCTGTCTCTTCAGAGTTTTTAAGTTCATCTGGCATAAAGACGCCACCTTCTGTGGTGTCTTCTATCTCAGGCATTGCTATTAGAACTTTGTAGCCTGAAGGTATTGGGAGTTTTTTAATAGTTTTTTCTGATACTTTTTTTTCTGCGTACATTTCTTGCTTCCTTGCAGTGACTTTAGGCTCACAGTACCTTGCGTGGGACTACCACGATGTTTCATCGTTAGAATAAAAAAAAATAACTATCAACACTAACTCTCTAAAAATCTTTTCTCCAGCTCTTCTAACTCTGACATTATGTGTTGATATGCCTTGTAGGAGCCTACGGAAGTGCAATAGCTGTTATAGTCTGATGCACCCCCATAAGTTAGGTGATACTTGATATCATCCATCTGGCCTTTTATTTCCTTGGTTAGCAGTGTTAGGATCGTTTCTTCCATTTTCTAATCTATCCCTTTCAGAGATTTCTGTTTCCAGTAAGGTCTTTGCTACACTCAAGCTAAGATCAACGCCTTCCTTCTTGGTTTTGGCTTCAGACTGACTAAGCTCTATACCAGCCTTGAGGCCAATCTGTGCGCTGACACGTTTGTTCTCAGATTCAAGCTTGGCTGCTTCAAGCTGCAACTTTCCAGAATCGAAGTTTATTTTGTGCTTCAGCTCCTGTTCTTTTATCGCCAGCTCTTTCTGCTGTATCTGCGTTAAAGGATCGCTCTGCTGACGCTGGTTTTCTTTTTGTTTTGCCTCTGCTTGATCTTTCTTCAGAAGCTTGTCTGCCGCCATAGCGGTCAAACGAGACAGCTCTACCTCTGCATCCTCAGGAAGAACTGTGTCTATGCTAGGCATTTCCACACCAAGGTTCTTCTGTATCTCAACTCTGTACTGCATCGCTACGTGTTCAGTTACATGCGTAGCCATAGCAGCCTGAATAGCTGGAGCAAACGGGCTTTGACCTACAATCTGACGTAGCTTTGGGTCTTCCATTGCTGCCATGTGAACCTGAATGTGTGCCTCATGATCTTGGTACATAAAGGCCTTTACAGGCTCTTGCTTCAACATAGCCATGTTCTCCGTTACTGGGTCCATTGGCTTAATGTCTTCTGGTAGTTTAATTATATCACCAGCGTCCTGAATGCCCAGAACCTCCAGCATCTGACGGTGTAGCTTGCCCATATCATATAATTGAGGTGCCTGTTGAGCCAACTGTAGCGCGGCTTGATACTGCATCACCCTCTGAGCCATAGTAGATGCGTTGGGGTCAGACACAGGTACAACATCAACACGTCCATCGAAGTCATCAATGCGGTTGAAATCACCGTCCGTCTCGTATGCGTAGTCTTCTGGCATATAATCACGAATAATACGCGATAATAAGCGCAGCTCTGTCTTCATTGATGCGTGTATACGGGCCTGTACCCCAGACATAACCTTCATAGAGCGTTCCATTAGGGCCAAAGTGGTCCCAACGGGTGCCTGAGGGTTCATATCTCCTACTTGAACGTCTGCAACCGATCCAATGCGGCGTCCTTCTTCAACAACGTTTCCAAGTAAAGCGTAGAGTACGCTTGATGGCTCTTTGTACGGGATAAAAGTGATTGAGTCGCGTATTGCGCCACCTGGTACGTCCACATCCCTAAATTCACCTGGCATGAGCGGCGAATCATCACCTTTGATGCGTAGACCCCTAGCTTTGAGGCCAGCAGGTAGATTCGACAACGTGCCAGCGTCAATAAGCTGGCGAAGTATTGAAGTCGCAGATTTAGCCAGACCCCCAATGAGGTGAATAAGCCCTGTACCGTAGAACCCAAGTCCTGGAAGGTATCGGTAATGAGTGAAATGCTGTATTTTCTTTTTCTTATTGTCATCTTCTTCCCAATTTGCCCTGATTGATAGTATTGTTCTAGACGATTTATCAATTGTTATGACGTATGGTCGGGCTATACCGTCTGGATCATCAAAATCCTCTGGCATGTTGAGGTTAACATGCATCTCAAGGATGGTATGGCGGTCATCATCGGACATAACGGTGCTTTCACCGTCTAATTCATCGTACTTCTCTTGAATGTCTGAGTAATCTGGCTCTGCACTAGGCAGCTCAACGTCACGATAGAAGCCATTCACCTGAAGTTGTAGTATTTCATTAGGTGTTTTCTTCATAACGTGGGTGTAACGTGGACATGCCATCATATCTGTGGCACCGTAGGACGCAACAAAGTCTTCTGCTGGCACAAACATGGCGCAAGGACGCTCCATGATAGGGTCATAGTAAACTTTCTTGAAGGCAGAACCAGCAATAGGGAGCTTGAACAGCATTTGCTCAGTCTCATCTCTGTATTCGGTCATTTCTTCAGTCAGCATGTAGTTCAGTTCTTTTTCTACGCGCTGGGATTGCTCATACTTCTCTGGCGTGAGCTTACCAAGTATCTTGGTCCTTACTGGCCCAGAGGCTGGGAATAGCTCACCCATAGCCTGTGCCTGAAAGCGAACCACTGCTTCAGTCATAATCGGGTGAAACACACCAGACGCTCCAGCCCAAGGCTGTTGACGGTCTTCAACCTTCATTCCCAACAGGTCTAAACCCTTAACGTAGGCCCTAGCCCAATCCTTTCGGGATTCACGGTCAGATTCAAAATCAGAAACCAACTCAGACGCCATAGATTCAAGGTCTGAATTATCTATAAACTCGGCTAGGTTGCTGTCATGCTGAAGCTCAACCTCTTCCTCGTCCATACCACCTGTAAAATCAACGACAACACTGCCATCATCTTGCTCAAATGATATAGCATCAGGGTTAAGAACCTGAACCTCAACCTGAACCTCTTCTTCATTTTCTGCTACATCAACGTCAGAAGGGTCTAAGGGTTTGGTAATAGCCATATCGTCATCTCCAGTTTTGGTTCAATTGAACTTTTACACCAAAAGGCGTAAAATATAAAGCCCTAGTAGTAACTGACGGGCCGTTGGTACTTAGGCTCATCGTCCCAATCATCGCTGGGAGTCCTGATCCAACCGCCCTGTCTAAACCTCATGAGTGCCTGTGATGTACTATCAACGTAGTCATCATGGTCACCAGAAGGGAATGCAGCACATTCTTCAATTATTTCTTCAGCCCATCTAGTTGGGGGGTGCCAGATCATGCCGCTGGCAAAAAGATCAGTAATAGAATTAACCCTAGCAATCTTGTCCTGACCCCTAGATGGCGTGAACTCAGTCACTGGCAGACCCATGTTACGCAGCTCAAAGATCAACGGCGCACCAGACGCTTTCTTCTCCACTACCAACTGGTCAGGTTCAAACTCCCAGTACTTGTTATAAGCAGCTACCTTTAACTCAGGAAACTCTAACTTCTCTTTGTAGCCATCCAGTAGAATAACATTAGGCATCATCTTACCATCATCATCAGGATGGTAGAATATACCCCACGTAGTACAGGCACTGTAGTCCGATCTTTGCGTCTTTAAGAATGCCGTATCCCAAGATTGAATGATGGCCTCGCATTGCGGTGGCTCATCCTTCTCCCATTCCTTCCACCACTCACGCTTAATTAATGCGCCTTCCTCTGATGTCGGGTCTTGCTGGTACTGTGCAGACCACTTGGAAACAGGTATCTCAGCCTTGATCTCTTCAAGCTCTTCCAAAGACCAAAACTCAGGCCACAGCGGTGCGCCAGACGGCATGATAGCTGGAAGCTCAATCACCTCCCACTCACTCGTACCAACCTTGTTCATCTGGGTCTTCATTATCTGACCAGTTAAATCACGCTTGCCCCAACGGGTCATAACAATAATTATAGCACCACCTGGTTGTAAACGCTGACGAGGGCCAGAGGTATACCATTCATAAACCTTGTCATAAACTTCTGGGTTATACTGAGCCTGTGAAGCATCCTGTTCGCTGTGAGGATCATCAACCACGAATACGTCAGCACCCTTACCAGTTACAGCACCACCAACACCAATAGCAAAGTAATCACCACGTTTGTTCGTGTTCCATCTACCAGCAGCTTTACTATCACTAGACAGGTCAACACCCTTAAAAACCTTCTGAAAGTCTTCACTCTGAATAAGGTTACGAACCTTACGACCAAACCCAACAGCTAAGTCAGCAGTGTGAGCGGTCTGAATTATCTTCTTCTCTGGGTACTGACCTAAGAACCAAGCTGGAAACAAATAAGACGCAAACTCCGACTTGGTATGTCTAGGTGGCATGTTGATAATCAACCGCTTTAATTCACCCCTAGCAACACGTTCAAAAGCATCAGCCATTACCTCATGATGATGCCCGTGAATAAAACTAGGCCACATACGCTTAACAAAAGGAAGAAACTCTTCCCTAGCGCCCTGTAAGCTTTCAGCTTCCTCTAACGCTTCCAAGTCCTTGAGCAGCTCAACTTGTTCATGAACAGGCACATTTGAAAGCTTAGATAAGATATGATCGTACCTACCCAAATC